CCAAAACAGCCAAAAAGGGCTTTTCCAAACGGCTGATTTCGGACATTAGATGGCTGCTATGGGTGGTGACTCTTGGAGGCATCATCCTGGCAGCTTATTGTGTTCGTAAAGGGTATACCGGCTCCCTACCATGGCTGAGTGCTATGGTGGGGCTTCCTTGGACTGCTCATGGTGTCGTGTGTTCATTCTATCTCAATATGGCGAAGTCAGATCATAGCGAGGGTGGTATCACTTTTGAGTCTGCCAAGGCAAGTAATTTTGAGATGGATACCGGCAGTGATGAAAGCCCGATGATTTGATAAGGAGAAAGAACATGATTCGACTTTTTATTTCCCAGCCCATGCGGGGGAGATCCGATGAAGAGATTGCCGCAGAGCGGGAGTATGCGAAACTCGCCGCCGAAAGGATTTTGAAAGAGGAAGTTGAGGTGATCGACAGCTTCTTTCAGGGCGGCGATATGAAGCCTTTGGAGTATCTGGGCGAAAGCCTGAAACTCTTGGCTGGTGCTGACTGGGTATGGTTTTGTGATGGATGGGATGAAGCTCGTGGGTGCAAGGTTGAGAATACCTGTGCCCGCGAGTATGGTATCGGCATCCTTCACGCATAAAGCACATCAATCGAGAAAAAGGAGGAGGGATAGACATGGAGTTTTTGCGTAAACTGAGCAGCCGCAAACTATGGGCTGCGGTGGCTGGAGTGGTTACTGGCCTTGCTATGGTATTCGGCCTGGACGAGGGTATCATCACCAGCGTTTCCGGTGCTGTGGTCGCCTTGACCTCTGTTGTGACCTACATCGTCACTGAGGGGCGGATTGACAAGGAGGCTGTGGGCAATGCGGCGGAGAAGGTACAGGATGCAATCGACGAGGTGACTGGCAATGACGCTTAAAGAGATCTTCATGGGCGGCGGTGCCTTGGTCGCTATCTTGACACTGGTGCAGGTCAGCCCTATCAAAATTGACCCGTGGTCAGCCATCGGAAAGGTGCTTTGCGCAATCGGACGGGCGATTGGAAAGGCACTCAATGGTGCAGTGATTGAGAAGCTGGACAAGATGGAGGCAGCACAGGTGGAGACACGGATGCGGCTTGATGAGCACATTCGTGTTGACGATGAGCGCAATGCTGATTTGCACCGTGCGTACATTCTGCGCTTTAACATGGAACTGCGGAGAGGGATGCAGCACACGGACGAGGACTTCAACGAGATCCTTTACAATATCAAATGTTATGAGCAGTATTGTAAGAATCATCCGGAGTATGAAAACAACAGGGCAGTACACGCTATCAGGCATATCGAAAACGTGTATGATGATCGTATGGAAGAGAACGATCCTGAGTGAGGCGTAACGCCGTCTGCCCATGCGCTACAGCATGGTATCAAAGTAGGGAGCTGGTCTTTATGGCCGGTTCCCTATTTTTGTGATGATTTGAAGAAATTTTGTGTTGACGAAGCATGGCATTTCGGATATACTGCAAATAGGATGAGACAGGCGAATTTGCGGCTAAATTTCCCTGTTGACAAAACGGGGGATTAGGCATATAATAAGAGTGAAGGTACTTGTATCTTCGTTTAGCAATAATCCCAGGTGTTCCACCGCCGTAAGTGTGGGGTTTTAATCCAAGGTTCCGTTACCGAGAATACGGGCTTTAATTCAAGGTGTTCCACTACCGTGAGTGTGGGCTTTAATAGAAGGGGCGGTTTGTCCGCCCCTTCTTTTTTAGAGAGAAAGGATACTATGCTAAAGTTTTACGACATTGATCCGGCATACGCAAATTATCTTCGGCAGTTCGATCAGCGCATCCCCAATATAAGCTATGGGACAAATAACAAATTTGTTTGTGGGATTGTGCTGTCGGTTTCTGGATATAACTATTTTGCGCCTATTTCTTCCAATACCGCGAGGCAACAAACTAATATTTTGATAACAGATGATACGGGGAGAGTTCTATCATCAATCAAATTTTCTTTCATGTTTCCTGCACCCACTACCGTAATTACACCTAAAAATTTCAGAGCTATTCGTGCCGTAGATTCTGCGTATGCAGATTTGCTTGAAAAAGAGTATGAGTTTTGCAAGAAGAATGAACAAGCCATTCGAGATAAGGCTATGAAAGTCTATCGAATAGGGTGTAATCCTGGACACGTATTACATAGGAACTGTTGTGATTTCCACTTGCTTGAAGAAAAACAGGATGAATGGATAGCGGCGCAAAATGTTGTAGCGGGAAAAAATCAAGAGACACAAGCGGAATAAACAAATGCAGATGAAGATCTGTTGGAATATGAGTTCTTATATCGGGGAACTGGTCTTTATGGCCGGTTCCCTATTTTTTTGCATTTATGGCACTTTGAAAAGCGCACAAAAAAGTTATGTATTTTTCAAAATATCATGTCAAAAAGAGTGTTGGCGGCTCTTCCTGTTTTGTGTCATGTTGTAGGAAACGGCAAACCGTTTCTTACAAGGTGAAACATCAATATCTCCACTGAATATCAACGGTCTGGTCAGTGACAGCTACCTTTTGAATAAGCTCGTCCACAACTACTCTCCGGTCATCATAGTCAAGCTCCTCCCAGCGGTCGAGGCGTTCAGCCAGCTCGATCATGTCATGTCTTGGTGTTGACATAGTAGCAGAAAGTTCAATTAACTGCTGTCGGTAGGTTTTGCTCTGAGCATCCAATTCACTGACACGTTTATTGATGTACTCCATCAAAACGCTATTAGCACTGGATACCTTGTCCATGAGACTGTTGATCTCGGCGGCAATCTGTTCCAGCTTGATATTCAGTTCGTGAACAAGCGGGTTCTGTTGCCGACCTACTGGCTGAGATGTGACATCGTATTCCTTGACGTGTTCCTTCATACGCTGTAACACATTCTCTTCAACAGCGTTGGCGAACAATCTACCAGCTCCCACACAGCCGTGTGAACCTATCCTATGAACACAGCGTAGATACCGAACCCTACCCTTGTTGCCTCTGCGGACAACCAGGGCGTGCCCACAATTCCCACACTTGATTTTTCCTGCCAGCCAAGTGTTGTGTGCTTTTATGGGCTTGGAGATTGACTTGTTGTTGAGGCACTTTACCCTGGCCGCGATCCACACGTCGGACGGGACGATCCCCTCATGCGGAGCAAGAACCAAGTGCTGCCCATTCAGCACACGAGCTTTATTGCCGGCACTCTTGTCCTCGTAGAGGTAACAGCCGTTCGTCCCAATGAAGTCCTCTGGGCTGTTGTGGATTTCTGTTCCTTGGTTTTTGAAGAAGCGGTACAGCTCCAGATCGGCCTGTACATAGATAGGGTTCTTAATGGTGTCTCCCAGCTGAGTCCGTCCCCATGAGCCGTCTTTAGAGACGGGGTTCCTAATCCCATTAGCTTCCATATAGCGAACGATGTCACCATAGGAAGTCTGTGGTTGGGCATACATAGAGTAGATCAGCTTGATGATCTCTGCTGGCTCAGGGTCAACAACATAGCGGGAGGTTTTCTTGCCGTCGAGCATATACGGCTCCAGCTTAAACCCCATGGGAATTGGCCCACCCATGTAAAATCCCTTCCGGCTTCGGCTTAGGTAGGCGTCGGTCACACGCATCTGGATTGTCTCGCGTTCCAGCTGGGCGAACACAATGCAGATGTTAAGCATAGCCCGCCCCATTGGTGTAGAGGTATCGAATTTCTCATTGCAGGAGACAAACTCCACACCGAATTTCTGAAACTCCTCCATCATATTTGCGAAGTCCAAGATGGAGCGGCTGATTCTGTCCAGTTTGTAGACGATGACTCTGCTTACCTCACCACCACGAATGCAATCCATCATTCGCTGAAAATCGGGACGGTCGGTATTTTTCCCAGAGAACCCTTTGTCCTGAAAGACCTTGTATACACCTCCACGTGTTTCGTATTGGCAGAACTCGATTTGGCTTTCAATGCTGATGCTGTCCACCTTATCGACAGACTGCCGGCCATAGATTGCGTCATATTTCTCCATATACAGCTCCCCTTTCTATGAAGAAGAGCCGCCAACGGTTTTATTATACCGTGACGGCTCCTTTTACTCAAGCAAATTTTTCACAGTATTTGCTGAAAACCTTATACAGGCCGCGCTCAATCCGCTGTTTGGCATTTTTACGTGCATCTTCATTGATGAATATGGGGTGGAAGTCACGCTCAATAATCTCCTTATCCCCGATACGCACCTTCCGCGCAGTCATTGTGTATCCGGTGATTTCGTTCATGCTGTCCTCCTCATTTGCCCAAGATCGGTACTTCCGTTTTTGCCACTGTGATGCCAAACACCTTGTATCGGATATAGGCACTGTCTCTTTGAATGCTGGTTGCATTCCGCAGCCACGCCCAATCAGACATAAGTAATTTTCTGTATAACCACATAGATCTCACCGCTTTCTCACATCAAGCCTTTTATACAGGGAAATCTTGCTCTGAAATTTTGTGGCTTTTAATCAGATCAAGAAAATCCTGTTCTGAGTATGCCATTGATTGTCCCAATGCTTCTCGCTGCTTATTTTCTGCGATCATGCCGTTCATTTCGATTTCCGCTTGCAGCATCCGCATTTTGAAAAGCAGAAGCTCTCTCATGTGACACCTCCAAACTAATCTTTTATAATCTTAGTCATAGTCATCGTCGAATGTACAGCGGACAATCTTCTCCATTCCGCAGAAGCGACAACGGGCAATATCCCAATCTCCACCATCACAATAAATGATGAAGCTGAAATCGTGGTTGCACTGAGCTGGCTTGTTTGGATAAGCTGGTAAAAGAGGATATTTCAAACGCCCCTGCTTCAGTGCGGCTTCATACTCCAGCTTGCTATCCATTATCGACATCTATAAACACCTCAACCAAATTATTCTTTCATCTTATCTACAAGTATAGTGAATTTCGTATGCTCAAGGTCACGTTCATCAATTCTCTTACCAGTTCTCTTGTTCCTCCATCCGTAGAAAGCACCGTTACCGAAAGATGGAACACCAACGAGATAGCGTTCAAATCCATTGGCCTGTAACCACTTGATTTTTCGATTCCATAAAATGCTCTTGATAAAACATGAGCAGAAAATTACAAGAATGATAACGACTATAATAATCGCAGGAATGATGAAGCCAAACCAAACTTTGAGTGTCGCCCATACTTCAAGCATTTATAGCACCCCCAATAATAATCAAATTAACCTTTCATCCAGATTGGGATTGTGATATTCAAATCAATCCACCCCTTTTATTGTGTTGTATTTGAAGATT